CTTAGGTGGTGCGCTCAAAGGCTTAGGCGTCATCGCTGAGGGAGTCATCAAGGTTATCGCGACGGTGGCGAAGGTCATCACCGCAACCGTCGAAGCCGCCATCATCGGCATAAACGCTCTCATCAAGGCATACAACGCGGTTCCGTTACTTCCTAACATTCCAACCATCGCAGCACCCTCAGGCGGTGCGGTTGCACCTTCTGCGCCGTCCATTCGCGCCATCGAGCGCGGTGTTCCAACCGCGAGCGCACCGGCAGCTTCGGCAGTCGCACCGGTAACGAATAACATCACCGTCAACGGAGCAATCGATTCAGAGTCAACCGCTCGCCAGATCGCCCGAGTTCTCACGGAGTCAGCATCGCGTGGCACCGGTGGCGGCGGTGGCTTCTTAGGCGGTGTCCTCGTAACGTGACCGCCTGGACTCCCGACTATCGCATCAAGGCTAACGGCGACACAATCACCGGCATCACGCTGGTCGGTTTCTCAATCACGTCTGGTCGAACCGACGTCAACGCTCAGGCTCAGGCTGGCTATGCGGCGATTCGCGTCCTCAATCTCACCAATCAGGTCTATTCCTGGGGCATCAACACCGCGATCAATATCGAAGTCAAAGATACGACGAACACTTACGTTCCGATTTTTGGTGGTCGAATCTCAGACATAGCGGTAGGAGTCGAGCGCACCGGATCAGCTGCAACCGTCACCGTCCTAGACATTTATGCGCTTGGGGCTTTGGCAAAGCTCCAGAATGCGGTCTGGGAAGGATCGCTGAGCAAAGCATTTGACGGCATTCAGATTCGAACCATTCTCGAAAGCCTTTTGACGAATTCATGGAATGAGGTTGCAACCTCTGAAACCTGGAACTCCTACGACCCGACCGTTGCCTGGGAGGACGCCGAAAACGTAGGCATAGGCGAAATCGACGAAGGCGAATACGAAATGATCAGCCGATCGGCTGCGCCGGTCAATATGTATTCCTACGTTTCAGATATTGCCAATTCCGGCATCGGTTATCTCTATGAGGACGCAAACGGTTTGATTTCCTATGGAGACGCAGACCACCGGCAGGATTACCTAGTCGCCAACGGTTACGTCAACCTCGACGCCAATCATGCGCTCGCGGAGGGTATCCGCTCAACGACGCGCCAGGGCGATATCGTGAACGACCTGGTCATCAACTATAAAAACAATTTCGGCACGTCCTACACCTACACCGACCAGACTTCCATCGACACTTATGGACTTTATGCCAGGACGATCAATTCGCTGATCGATGACGACCCAGACGCCGAAGCGGTGGCTGAACGTTTCGTGACGTTCCGCTCTACTCCGAAATCCAAATTCGATTCGATTACCTATGCCCTGCAAAACCCAGAACTAAGCGATGCAAACCGAGATGACCTTCTCAACGTGTTTATGGGCATGCCGGTGGCAATCGCTAACCTGCCGGCAAACATCAACGGCGGTTCGTTCGTGGGTTACGTCGAAGGCTGGACGTTTCGATCGACACTTTCAGGACTTTCCCTGAGCCTTACCCTCAGCCCGACCGAATTCTGGACGGTCGCGCAGGATTGGGATCAGGTAACGGCTACCCTCGAATGGGGTGACGTAGATGCTACACTTACATGGCAGAATGCGATAGGAGTTATTAGCTAATGGCAACCACGACAATCTTCGGAATCGATCTACCCGACGATACCGATCTGGTCAAAGATGGCGCGTCTGCCATGCGAACAATCGGTAACGGTTTCGATGACGGATTAGGCAAGGTCACGCTGAACGACCAGACCGCGACCTACACCGCAGTTCTGACCGACAACCGAAACGTTGCTTTCCCAATCGGTTCGGTCATCAACGTCACTCAGCTTGGAACCGGTGCAACCACCATCAAGGCGGTCACATCAGGCACGACCACCATCACATCGACCGGAGCAACATCAACCGCGCCGGTGCTTCGAGCTCGCTACTCGGCGGCTTCATGCATCAAGGTCGGAACCGACACCTGGCTAGTGGTAGGCGACCTTACCTAATGCTTCTCATTCCAGGGATTATTGGCTCAGGCGTGCAGTTAGGCGATTTCGAGTCTATCGCAACCGTCACCGTAGGTGCTGGTGGTGCTGCCGATATTACCTTCTCATCTATTCCATCAACCTATCAACATATTCAGGTGCGCCTTTCTTGCCGAGATAATCGCGCTGCCGCAGTCAATACGATTTTTATTCAAGTAAACGGAGACACCGGCAACAATTACGCCTTACACGCCCTAGCCGGAGACGGTAGTAACGCCTCAGCCACCGGTTCATCATCTGTTGCAAGGGGAGCATTACTACTCGCACCGTCGGCATCTGCCACAAGCAACGTGTTTGGTTCTGCCGTTGTCGATGTTCTAGATTATGCCAACACTAATAAGAACACCACCATTAGAACTCTAGGCGGATACGATGCAAACGGTGCCGGTCATATCCGTTTATTTTCGAGTTTGTGGAATAACACAAATGCGGTGAATTCGTTGAAACTATTTCCGGACGGTTCGGCTTCATTCGTTCAATATACCCACGCAGCCTTATACGGAATCAAGGGATAACAATGCCAAAGACCTATGAGCCGATCGCGACGACGACTTTGGGAAGTGCTGCTGCAACCGTCACATTTTCAACAATTCCCGGAACTTACACCGATTTAGTATTGATTGGTAATTTTTCACTAAACGTAAATAACTCATCTCTTTTTGTTCGTCTAAATAGCGATACAGGTAGTAATTATTCCTATACAAGACTAAGCGGAAACGGAACTACCGCAACATCTGGACGAGATAGCAATCAAACACAGGCGCGAATAACTGCCGATGCTACTGCTCAAAATTCAGGCACTAGGCAAATGTTCGTTCTTCAATTTATGAACTACTCTAACGCGAATACGAATAAGACTTTCTTATCCAGATATTCCAGCGTAGGAGGAACAGAGGTTTTCGTCGATTTATGGCGAAATACTAGTGCTATCACATCAATCGACGTAAAAGGATTTGACGCTACTGCGATTATCGAATCCGGCTCTACCTTCACCCTCTACGGAATCAAGGCGGCTTAGATGGCTAACACATACGTCAAAATCGCCAGCGTGACTGCTGGTGCTGGTGGGGTGACTTCGTTTGACTTCACAAACATACCGTCCACTTATAGTGATTTAGTCTTGAAACTTTCTGCAAGATCTTCTAGTACAGCAGTAGATGTAAGAATTGTTTTCAATGCCAACACCAGCAATTATTCACGCAGGAATATCATGGGGAACGGATCTGCTGCCAGCAGTTCGAGTTTTGCCGATGCTTGGATTGGGCAAATAGGTGACTCGAATAACACAGCCAGCACTTTTGCGAATTGCGAAGTTTATATTCCTAACTATGCTGGATCGACAAATAAATCCTACGCAGTCGATCAAGTTCAGGAAACGAATGGCACAACTGCTTACATGAATTTATTAGCGGGATTGTGGTCGAACACAGCAGCCATCACTTCCATAAAAATCGAAGGCAGAGATACGACCATCACAATGGTGCAACATTCAACCGCAACGCTTTATGGAATATCGAGAACCTAAGGAGACACCATGACCACGAAGATCATCGTTGATTGCTCGACCGGAGTGGTCGAGGAAGTCGAACTGACCGAGGAAGAACTCGCGCAACGCGAGGCTGACCGGATTGCTTTTGAGGCAGCCGAGGCAGCACGCGAAGCCGAAGCCGCAGAGAAGGCAGCTCGACGCGCTGAGATCCTGGAGCGTCTCGGATTGACGGAAGATGAAGCAAAACTCATCCTCGGCTAAGCCCTGGTTATGCCATGCAGGAAGGCAAATGCGTGAACAAATCGACGATAGTTTTCCTGAGCGCGACCGTCGTAGTGACGGCTGGGTGGCTGATGCTCGCCATGATTCGAAGTCTGATCACGCTCCTAGAAGAAACGGAGTCGTTCGAGCTATAGACATCGATGCGAACCTAGACGACACGAACACGTCGCTTTATCTCGCAGACCAGATTCGGCGTCATGCTCGCAAAGATAAGCGCATAAAATATGTAATCCACGCTGGTAAAATTGCCTCGGGAATCGGGTTATGGAAATGGCGACCATATAAGGGTGTAAACCCTCATCACTCCCATATCCATGTCTCATTCAGCGCGAAGGGTGATCGAGACGGATCATTCTTTGATATTCCTTTGATTGGATAACCGTGACCGACTACATGAAGCATCCGATATTCCTTGCCGCAGGTGCGTTCCTCGCAGCTTGGGCAGCGACTAACTTCGAGCTCGACTACCGAGCCGTCCTCTGGGCGGTCGTTTCCGGTGTTTTTGGATACGCGAAGCCATATAAAAAGTGAGCTCCCAGGAATGGGTCGCGTTGATCGCTGGCGTGATGGCGATTCTGACCGGCTTTATTGCAGCGTTACGATGGACGGTTCGTCAATTCGTCCTCGAAATTGGCAGTCAGTTATTTCAACGCATGGATCGCATCGAAGCTGAAATCGGCGTGTTGACCGAACGTCAGTCAGACATCTATGCGACCATTATGACCGAAAGGGGTTCGCATGGCTCAAAGAAAGACAAAGGCGCAAAAGCTCGCAAGCCTGCGCGCAAAAGAACGAGCCGCTAAGCGAACCAAACCAATCACCGCCCTCGATCTTTGGGCGATCAAAATCCACGAAGCCACCGAGTCGATGAGACGCGCTGGTTGGGAGGATGCGTTGATCACTTCTTACGTTTTGGAGCAATCCTTACCTGATTGGGTAATCGCAGCTCCCGAGCGTCCGATCGACGACGATGACGACGAGGAAGAAGAAGACTATTAGGCGAACCGTTGTTATTAGCGATTTGCAAGTTCCTTATCATGACTCAAAAGCCGTCCGAAACGTCGCAGCCTTCATCAAGCGATGGAAACCCGACCGAGTCGCGACAGTTGGGGATGAGATCGATCTTCCTCAGCTCAGTCGTTGGGAGCGAGGTCTTGCCGGTGAGTTCGCTGGCACTCTCGACCGGGATCGACGAATCACTCAGGAAGTTTTATATGACCTCCGCGTTACGGATATGGTCAGAAGCAATCACACCGACCGGCTTTACACCTCAATCAAAACCAGACTTCCAGCCTTAGCCGCTTTGCCAGAATTGCAGTTCGAGAATTGGCTAGGGCTTCCCGAGCTAGGCATCAAGTTCCACCGCGACCCTATGCCGATTGCTAAGGGTTGGATCGTGCTTCATGGGGATGAGGGTCAGGTATCCCAGAAGGGTGGTCAAACAGCCTTAGGATTGGCTCTAAGGCATGGAAAATCGGTGGTCTGCGGTCATACCCATAGGGCAGGGCTTTCGGGGCTCACAATGGCTTCTGGAGGCGTTTTAGGGGGTATTCTCTGGGGCTTTGAGGTCGGAAACCTGATGAATTTCAAGGACGCCAAGTATCTCAAAGGTGGAGCCGGTAATTGGCAACAAGGTTTCGGGCTGATTTACGAGTCCAGGGGCAAGGTCACGCCGGTGTTCGTGCCGATCGAGAAGGACGGCTCATTCATAGTCGAGGGCAAGGTCTATGGTTGAGCCCTGGGTGGACATTCACCGCACAATCGACGACCATATTGACGACTTCGATGCGGCGACCGATTTCGTTATGAAATCGTTATCAACGACACGCCGATAGCCGGTTGCGGTCTGGCTCGATAGGCGTAGATTTCCCCTTGTCGGCTGAGCGTCTAGCAATCGAGCAGGTTTTGGAATACATCGTCGACGACCGACAGGCGGTGAGCGCATGACCGCTATGTCGTTTGATCCGATAGCCATTTATTACATCATCGCACTCATAGCAATTCCCATCCTGGGCTTGCTTTACACCGCAATCACCGAAAACTTCTATTGGAAAGGCTGGCAAGATGGAAAACGATTCGCCGAAGGCAATATCACCTCAAAGCATTCTCGATGAAGCAGGTTTCATCCGAGGTGAACGAGGAAAGATTTACGGTCACCCATATATCAATCATCGACGCATCGCCGATCTTTGGTCTGCTTATCTGGGTATCCCAATACCACCGGATCAAGTCGCGGTCTGTATGGCTTTGGTCAAGATCAGCAGAATCGCCGAAACACCGGGTCATCGAGGTCGAGACGGTTACGTGGACGGAGTCGCTTACCTTTCACTCGCTGCCATGCTCGCAACAGTCGATCCAGAGGAATTCGATGCCTATTAGGGCGAATCATGACTCAAAAATCTGGTGCGACATCTGTAAGCTCAGGTTCGGGAAAGTCGGTGGCGAGTGGCATATTCGCGCCATGACGCCAGCGCGCTGGATCGTCATCAGCGAAACGAAGGAGCGACGTGGCAGAACTAAGGCATATTGCCAGCCATGCGCCAATGAATGCCAGGTCGATGGACAGGGCAAGGTCTGGACGTTTCGTGAGCAATTGGACTATGCGATAGGAAGGGAAGCGATGAGAAGGCGGCTGCCTCAGGATTGGCTGAGGAGATTGTTACTGATCGAGGCGTCAACTCTACTTCGGCTTTGGAAAATGCAGAGACCTCTAGTCTTGGCAGAGCCCTTGCGAATCTTGGCTACGCTGCAAAAGGAAAGCGACCATCACGTGAGGAGATGGCTAAGGTCGTCCGAGGGGATTCGCCGCTTGTCCAACGACCATTCAAAGGGAGCGTAGAAGTCAAAGAGGTTCCCAACGAACCTGAAACCGTCGTCTGGGATGACGTCGAGACAAAGGCGTTTGAAGATACCGGCACATTCATCGCGGATCTCCAGGCGCAGCTAGGCGCATCGATTGAAGGCTTCAAATGCGCTCATGGCGACATGCTGCGCAAAGAAGGAACCTCAAAGGCTGGTAAGCCTTACTGCGGATATGTCTGCGGATCACCACGCAAGGCTGAGCAATGCGAGCCTAAGTGGGGCAAGATGGTAGGCGGTAAATGGGTGTTCGAAGGTCGAGCTAATGACTAGCATCGACCGGACAGGCGAACCCAATAAGCAACCGGTCAAGTGTGATTGGTGCGGTGTCGATCTCGTCAGTTATGCCGGTTTCAGGGTTCAAATGCATGAGGAAGATCCATTCGACTTCAATTGGGCATGTCAAGAACACTACGAAGCGGCGTGGGCATGAGTAGGCGACAGAGAGGACGCGAAAGTGAGAAAATCGTTGCTGACTATTTGGTACGTCATGGGTTCCACACCGCGCACACTACGAGCATGGCGGCTTGGGCATGAGTAGGCGACAGAGAGGACGCGAAAGTGAGAAAATCGTTGCTGACTATTTGGTACGTCATGGGTTCCACACCGCGCACACTACGAGCATGGCGGCTGCTGGTTCTGATGTTCTCGGCATTCCTGGCTTGGATATCGAAGTCAAAGGACGCAGAGACCTGGTCATCAGCGAAACTTTGGCTCAGCTCAAAAGAAGGCGACGTGAGACAGGGTTAGGCGTCGGAGTGCTTCGCATGAATGGGCAAGGCGAGAAGGCGATTGGCGATTGGGTCGCCATTTTGACGTTCGATGATCTTATCCACCTATTGAAAGCGGCAGGTTATGGAGCTCGATAAGCGAGTTCAACGTTGCCTAATGTGCGGAAAATGGGTTTATATGCGTGAGCTTTGCGAGGATTGCTATCCAAAAGACCTTGTGGCGTAAATCACTATCCATATAATGAGATTATCATGAAAGGTGCGTGCAAGATGCTTGACTTACGCGATACGCTTAGCGTGCCAACCCGCGGGGTCGGAGCCCGAGCGGGGGCTCTAGCGATCGGGCGACCTCTATTCATAATCCTTTTGGGATTATTTATCATTTCCTCAAATAGCGTGCAAAATGCTTATGCTTGGAAAAACCATTCTATGAATTTGAAGTTATATGCTCATAACCAGATAAAGGATTGGACTGAGTTCGAGTGCTACGTGGAGCTTATACATAGGGAGAGCACTTGGAACTACAAGGCTCGAAATGGCAGCCATTACGGACTAGGGCAGATGCGATCTACTTGGTATAGGGATCTCACACCTCGTAAGCAAATCAAAGCGCATCTCGACTATTTGGATCACCGCTATGACGGCTCAGCGTGCAAGGCACTTAGACACCTGATTCGTAAGGGCTGGCACTAATGGCTAGCTACTTGAAACGCAACGGATCAACGAGTCAATGGCGCAGGCTACGAAGCCAGATACTCAAACGTGACGGTTATATATGCTTTTATTGCGGTGGTGAAGCGACGACCGTTGATCACATAGTGCCGAGGTCGAAGCTCATCGATCAGAACGCGGATACTCCAGATAATCTCGTTGCTGCGTGTGCGAAATGTAATTATTCAAAGGGGGGTAGGTTTTTTGT